TCATCAAACAGTTCAGTATCAATATTAGTAGGGATAAGTTTACCCTTGTTGTGTTCCATGTCACTCATCTTTATTCATCTCCTTAGTGATCTGCTCTCTCCGAGCTTTAGCATTACTCATAGGCTTGATGCCTTTATCAATCAGCCATTGTTTGTCTTGGCCAGCTTTACAGATTGCAATAATTTCTTTGTCTACCCGACTCTCTTCCATTGTCATCCCTTGACGTTCCCCATGGGTCTTAACTTTGTGACAAGGCTTACAGGATAATACCCACTCATCTCCAACACCACCCCCACAATACCACAAGAAGCTCTCTGCTGTCTCTTTTGATCTGCATCCATCTGATGGTGTTTTATGATCACACTCAAGTTTACTTCCTGCAAACCACTGTTCACAATAAACACATTGCCCGAGATTCTTGGTGGATGGGTGGAAGAGTTTACTTACTTTCTCTTCTGGTGTAATCAACCTAAGTTGTGAAGCTTTCCATTGTTTACGTAATGGGTAGTCTCCCCATAAACGCCTTAGCGAACCACGCAACCAGTTCCAGTATTGAGATTCAGTTTTCCATATCTTAAGTCCTTCTGGTGTTAACCAAGGTTCTTTAAGACTCATACCAACCCTTCTACATACTCTTTAAAGTTAAACATTTCACCCTCTTTACGACGCAAGTATAGGAAGAAAGCGTTGTCTGAAATGCGTTGCTCCCAGTCTTCAGGCCATGACAAGGAGTAAGCCTCTATCACCCTTTCAGCAGCTTCTTTCTCCGATGTAACACCAGCTAAAAGCTTAGTTGCTGCAACAGGGCCAGCACCATTAGTCTTGATTCCATACTTCTCTTTTGTTTCTTTGTGAATTACTTCTAATCCCATAAGGTTATCTGCACTATCTCCTACAATAACCTGAGTCCAGTATTCGAGGTATTGACCCTTTTCATCTTGCCAGAACACACCTTTATCAAGTTTGTTGTAGTTCAGATATTGACCTTGCCCATTTGCAGTGATGTCTTTATCTACATATGCGACAACTAGGCTTTCACTGGTATTTAGTCGTAGTGCATCCCAAGCTTGAATGTTAACGTAATCGTCAGTTTCTTGTCCTACACTTACAACACACTTTGATTTATATTTCTTTTCCATGTAATCAAAGCACTCAGCAAACAGCAAGGGCTTTGCAGTACGTTGCCCCTTATAGTCTACGAACTTTGATTCATAGAATTTCCTGAAATTGCCCTCTCCTTGAATACATACACGATAATCTTTACAGCCTGAAGCTTCCACAATTGTATCAATCTTCTGTTTGATTGTCTGGAAAGCAAATCGTGGTTCACCAGTCACTTCACTGATAGTTTCAAAGCTGTACATATCTTTTGTACGATCAGGAGTAATCTTTACCCATTCATTGAAGGTAGTCTTTGATTCAAACAGACGCTGTGTTTTATATTGGGTGTTAGTGGCTAGACATTGGTTGCTTTGTTGCTGTGAAGCTGCTGCGTACAAGATGGTGTCAGCATCAATTAGAAGTAACTTACTCATCTCAACTCCCGTAAGTAGAGAGGTACAAAATTCCACGTTCACCCGTCAACTTGTAAAACTGATCATGTGCTTTTGAAACTTTTTCTTGCCAAGTTTGCTCATTAATCTGAGTATAACTAAAATCATCACAATGCTCTACAAGTACACCAAACAAAGAATCTTCATAGCTTGCATCATAATAAGGGCTGCAAACATACAACCCTACATCATACGGATCTTCTACACCTTCAAGAAACTCTTCAAGATCTTCGTGAGGAAGGCCAACAATAATTCGTGCTGAATACTCTACACCCATTTCAATTCTCCTCTTGTAAAAGAAAGGGGCTGTAAAGCCCCAGTATATCAATTAATAACCAGTAAGTGTCTTATACTTAGCAATCACCGCAGCATTATCACCACTAAACTCTTCAAACAATTGCTTACTTTCCAACTTAGCTGCTTGCGATACAAACTTGATATCATCCTTTGAAATACCTTTAGGATTCTCGTCCTTATGAAACTTTGCATCAGCTTTCAAGGAAGCAATATCTTCAGACAGTGTTAGTTGATCTGTAAAGAGTTTAACCAGACGATCAAAGAGTTGTTGTTCGTTAAGTGTAACTCGTTGTACTACATTTGTATCAGTCATTTATAAATTCCTTTAGTTAATTAAATATTAGAGGGTTGATTGAATTCGTTGAATTGCTTTTGAGTAAGACTCAATGCCCATGTAGTCAAAATCATTAACTGCTTTAACTAGGGCATTATATAGAACAGCAAGAGGATCTACTAAATCACGGACCATAGACAGCGTTTCCTGTGCCTTCTTACATGCCTCACGTTCTGCTTTAATCTGCTCTTCAGTAAACTCTACATTCTCACCCAAATCAACATTACTGCCATCAAAGTCTAGTGTAAAGAACAAACTCTTACAAAGTTTATAACCTTCTTCACAACCACCATTGGAGTCTACATAAGCACTCACTCTATCATAGTCTTCTACATCGATGTTAAATGTCTCACTTACTTCATAGATCTTATCTAGCAAACTATTAACACTAGGGTTGTCATTCCATCGAAGATGACCCATAACACAAGCTAGAATATATGCTTCAGCGTCTGTTAGGGATAGTGTGTGTTTAGTGTTGGTCAAGTGTTTCTCCTTCTAGAGTAATTTTATAGATAACGTGTGCGCAGTGCTTCAGCTATTCGTGGATCAGTTTGTTGTTCGGCATAAGCTAGCGACAATTCATGTTTACGTTTCTTCCAAGCTGAATGTGCATCTTCTGGATTGTTGTAGCAGCCTAAATTTTCCTTTTCTACGGTAAAAGGGTTACTACACCTCGCTCTAAATTTAGATTGCTTTTTAACCCAATCAACACCTAATGGGTATAGACCTCTGGCAGAATTTCTCTCTAAAAGAAATGTATTTAGCTTTCCTTCTACAAATACACAAGTTTCTGGAGAATATAGTTTGTTATTTGGAAACAGTATATCCTTGTCCAATTGTTTCCCTTGCCAATCTTGAGTCAAGACCCATCTTTCAAACTTACTCAGATAGAACCAATCTGGGGTTGTGGAACAGTCAATATAAGTAGGGAGTCTTTCATGAGCTTTATCATCATAGCACCTACCCAACATGTTTTGCCAGAGTCGGTAAATCGGACAGAGGACTCTCTTCCCGTCTTCCCTCCAAACTATAGCCCTTGTAAGGTCGTTAATACCTACACCAAACACCAGACTCTTCTTATTTTCACAGCTACTCATAACTACATTTTCTCTAAAGTGGCTCATCCTTGAGCCTAGGTATTACTAGAAAGGAAGAGAATCATCCGGCTCATCTTCTGGTTCAGGTTGTGGGGTCGCTTCAGGCTTCGGAGCTTCTTCTTTCTCCTCCACCTTAACTTTTTTAACTTTGTAGCTCCCCATCACATCATCAACAACTTCATCCGAAGAAGACTTACCTTCATACGGAATGTGCTCAATCACTTGAACAGTATCAATGGTAACAGTCAATTGCCCCTCTACGTTTTTATAGCCGAAAAGCTTAAGAGTGCAGATTGAACCGTTACCAATGTTATCAGTGAATGCATTACCCTCTTTGTCAATCACGTTGACGGTCATTTTATTGCCCTTCTTACTGAACTCGGGCTTGGCTACAGTGAAACCGTGCATGCCTTTTACAACATCGTAGTTTACTTTACCTTCTTCAACTTGAGAAGACAGCGGGAACTTGATGCGGCGCGGTGCCTTGCTAGTTTTGGTCACACCAACTTCAGCAAATGTTTTGTTCAACATTACTTCATCAATCAGCTTATCTTTAGTCGCCTCGTCAACGAACGGCTGAATACTAAACTCTTTGTCTGTCGATTGGTATTTGGTACGAACATCATGTACTGATGCGTAAAATACTGGTGTGTTCAAGATGTACACGTTGAAGGTTTCCAAAGTACCAGACTTTGGAAGTTGCTTTACAATTACAGAAGTGCTTACTGGCGTAGTCATATTTATTTCTCTCTATTTGTGTGTATTATTTATTCACATTATTGTGAGATGTTTACAGCTATTGCTTTTACACAATTCTTTATCAGTGTTTCGTATCTTTCAAGCCAAACAATTTATCATACATTGATTCACCTTGCAACCCCTCTTCACCTCGATTCAACATTTCCTCAAAAGCCTCTTTCAACACTTTCTGTTTATAATCCTCCCACTTTAGAAAGTCTTCAAAGGAGCTGAATGTATACTCTGTTGTGAAGGAAACGTCACCTGCACGCTCTGTTTCACGGATAGTTACTAGAGACATTATTGCCCTTCCTTAATCTGAATTACAATTTGATACTCTTCCGAACAGGCTTTACATAACACTGCCATGTCTCCTACTCCCCAGTTCTCTTCTTCCTCTCCATACTCTACATCTGAGTCGTAGTATACTTTTGAACTACAAACATCACAAGAGTAATAATCGCAGCCTGCCATATCAACTAACCACCTTACCAAAGATTGGCATATATTGCTGCTTGACAATGTAAGCTTTCTTGTCTGTCACTTTCAATGTCTTCTTATACTCCCGTGCAAGCTTCAAGGAGTTAGCTACAAAAGCAACAGTACCTGTAGAGGAATGCACATCATACTTATAACTTAATTTCATGTCAAGCTCCTTTATTAACGCACTTGTTTAATAGTGGTTGGGACAAATAGTGTTTGATAAATCTTCGCTGTCACAAACCCTTGTCCCTTAACCTCTGCCAAAGCTGCTCGTGCAGAAGAACGTGTTGAAAGGTCATCTGCAAAGATGTTGGAAGCGTCTTGAATGCTGTAGGAATATTTAGTTTTCAATTTGATTCTCCTTGTGTATTTAGTTCTTCAATTCGTGTGAGAAGTGATTGGACATCATCTTCATCAAGATAGCCAAGAACATCATCAGTTACTTCTGTTTCATAACACGGGCTGCATGACGCACCTTTGAACTTAACAACACCCAGCTCAAACAAGCCTTCATCACCTCCATACGAGAATTGATGCTGTACAACACTTGCACCAAATCCATTATCAAACTTATATACAACTTGACTGCCGCCATTGAGTGACCGCGATAGAAAGATTGCCATTATACAGTTTCCCATGTAGTTTGGACAATAGTTTTAGTTACCTGTTTCACTTCGTGCAGCGTTGTACCTTGATCTTCAAAGTCATAATACCAGTCTGTAAACGGGCTACCACTTCGACTTACGTTATGCTCAAAGAACTTGCCAGTGGACTGTTGCTGAACAATGTTAGTGATGTGTTGATACTTGTGGTCAACGTCCCAATCGCCTTCTTCGTGCTCTGTGAAGTCTTCTAGATCACCTCGGTATAGCGCACGAGATTGTTGCTTGGTTAGTTCGATAGTGCTCATTGTTGTTTCTCCTTACCAGTCAATGTTAATTGTATATTTACCAGCTTCAATCAAACCTTTACTATGAAGATCATTTGCAACCATCTGGACATCTGGGTAGAAGTTACGTTCCCACCACATGCTCAAACCGTGCTCACGATCCCAACTATCTTTAGAGTCCAGTTTCTTTAGAGGGTCACGATCAAGCCATGCTTTAAAGCTTACACCCATTTCCTCCCCATTGACAACCTCTAGAATTGTTTCTTTCTCGTCATCATAAGCACCATCTGGGATCGTGATCTTTACATGTTGACGTTCTTTACAGCCATCTTGTTGCTGAAAGTTATAAGGCTTGCCGTAAGTCTCAATTACCAGACTATCCCAATCTCCTACATCAATTACTTGTTCTGTTCGTACGCGGACCATACATCCCTCCTTACTAATTAAGAACTCTCTAGACTTAGTAACCAGCTTGTCCAGAGAGCACATTCTACACATCATTGGTGAAGCTGTCTAGTGTTTTATTCGTGAAATGTGAGGTTGTTTCTTTTCGAGCAAACTCAAACAGCTCTTTGTTACTCCTACCATTGAACACGCTAGAGATCGTAGTACGCGGGAAGTCTAACATAATTGCAATCTCATTAACACCCTTTCCTTGACTGTGCAACAAAGCAATTTCACATATCTGTGCTTTTGTCAGTTTCTTGGTGTTAGGGCGTTTCTGTGCATTGATCTTACCTTCACGAATACCATCCGCAGTATTTTGTTTAGGTGTTGTCCAGTACAAATTATCAACAAAATTGTTAGCTCGTGTATGAT